CAACAAGTGTTTTTCTACCGTCCATGGATCGCTCATCGCCGCCAATTCCGGAGCGATCTGAGTCGGCATGGTCATCAGCAAATCACGCAGCAGTCGGCCTGTATCGAAGGCAGCTCTGTCGACCACAGCCGACTCAACCAGTACCCCTTGATCCTTGTAGAAATCAGCCTCTACGCTGAGGGATGCAAAGTGTTCCTTTCGAGCACGCGCCTTTTGGAAGTCAGGCAGTGCGTCGGCAGCGGAAAGACTCGCGGGCTGCGCAGACTGCAAAAACGGCGGCGAGGGTTCGGGGACCGCAGTGCCGAAACCTTCTTTGAGCTGCCGCTCACGTTCGTGACGGGCGACAACGCCGGCCTTGCTGGGGTCCGATGTTTCTTTGATGAGGGATTCTGTCGCATATACATCGACGCGTTTTCCATCCGGCGCCATCACCAAACGCCCGTTGTCTTTCAGCCAGGTGATGGTGCTGGGCGCCTTTCCAATTCGAGCAGCGAAGGCGCTTTTCGATAGGTAGAGAGGCTCAGTCATAGGTAGTTTTTCAGTCCTTTTTCAATGAGATTTCAGTGATTGAAATTTCAGTAAGTTTTCAGTGCTCGCAGATACCGAGTTGCGCGGGTTTCCGACCCCGTACCCTCCGAATAACCCCAGGGTCCCCGGCGGTTTCAGGCTGGTCCGCCGCCATTCGGCGGGGCATCGCACACGCCAAGCCGCTTGGCAGCCCAGCGTTCGTACAAGCCGATGGCAACATCTGCACCGGCCATTGCCGTGAGACAACCCAAGGCGCCCGCCGTCCATAGCGACATGCCCGCCGCGATCATCAGCATCATTGCCGAGACTCCGCAGACAATGCAGGCACCGGATCGAAGCGCAAGCCGACGCATCAGCGCCCAGCCACGGGCACCATCCTTGTCTGCTCGCCACATCTCACCGGATACGCCGCCGACCAGAGCCAGGACGATCACCAACCAGATCGGCATTTCTGCCAGCGCTTGCTGCTCATTTGTCATGTTGTGCCTCAAGTGAAGGAGCATGCCGAACACAAAATAGAAAACCCCGCCGGAGGGCAGGGTTTTCAATGTCGCGGCATACGCCAGGACGAAGTGCACAGCACGTGCTCGGGGAAGCGCCAAGGCGCAGAATCCATATCGTGGGGACTTTTTACCCCCTGAGTACGGAACCGAAAAGGGGGGATTTTCGGTTATCCAACTTGACGCAACTTTGACGCAACTTTGAGGAGACTTTGAGGTAAAGCGCCCCGACCAACGGTCAGCCACTTACGTGCGTCCTTGCGCTCGGCCAGCACCTCAAAGAGTCGGACATGAAGGCGGTGCACAAGATCGTAGTAGGTTTGCTTCGCCTTTGAGACGTAACCAAGTTCATGCATCTGCGCCGCCCATGTCGGCGCAGGGTCAAAGCCATAACGCAAAACTGCCAACTGTTGCAGCCTCTCACCCCGACCATCTTGACGGGCAATCTCGGAAAGAGCGGCACCAACTTCCTGAGCAACTGCATCTGGACCTGCGCCACCGCCAAGAAGGATCCGTGATCCGGGCGTGCCGCGCGGCGCACAGCCGCCCCACTCCATGATCGTGGCCATCGGGCTGCCCATGCCACCAGCCTCACCGCCTTGTCGGCATTGCTCGCCCCAATGTTTCAGCAACAACTCCATTGACTCAATCACAGCCCTGCCCCCCAAAACCGAACCCAACACAGAAAAACCACAACCCGACACAAACCCAACACAAATAAATCCCTTTAAATCCAATGCTTTAATCGAACTTGAGTTGAGTGTGTTGGGTTTGTTGGGTTTATTAGTCTTCGCATAAGAAAAAAATCCTTCCGTTGAATTCGATGCAAAGAACGTCATGCATGCGCGTGCGCGACACAAAACCCAACACACCCCACACAACACCCGCGAAGGCATGTAATTAGGGCACCCAAATTGTGTGGGGTATTCAAAATCAACCCGACACACACTCAACACACCCAACACACTTTTAAAAATAGTCATGCTGCAAGCGTCTTGATGTGATCCCAGCTGTCGACGTGCCAGCCAGCCAGCTTGGCCTTCGCCCGCCAGTTCTCCACCTGCTTCCCCAGCTCTGCTGCCTTGAGTGATGGGGGCGGGGAAGCATCCAGATCCACAGGAAAGAAAAACGCGCCGAAGCGTCGGTTATTGCCGTCAGTCCAGGGTATCGCCCGCGTTTTATCCACCTCGGAACTGATGAATAGAGAGAACTTGGTCTGACTCATCACGTGCTCTTTGTTGCGCTGGCACCATTCGAGAAACAACGAATAGAGGTCGGTCGATAGACACGGTCCCCATAGCCCATGCCCCAGCTCGCTGTACTTCCACAGATGCAAGAATGTTTGCCAGCCGGCCCGACTCAAGGCCACCAAACGCTCACGCGCCTCGGTCGATGGCGGCCGCGTGCGCTGGTTGAAGTCCCCTAGATCGACCGACAGTAACCAACCGTAGAGCGCCGCCACCCCACCCTGCTCCAGTTCACGACCAATCGCCTTTTGCCGTGCGACTGGCAGAGTCTCCATAGGCCACATGACTAGCATTCGTCGGTCACTGTCGCTGATTGGCCAGGGAAGAATCTCGTTGCTGAGAAACACCGCATTCATATGGTTGGCTTCTTCCCAGCCATTAATGAATTTCGACTCCATCCGCACCGTTTTACCAGTGATCAAGTGCTTGATCTTGCCCACCTGGTTGTAACGTTGATCGCGACTGACGACCTCTTCAAAGACCGACCACAATTTGCGGCTTTGCCACGCGTTGAAACTGCTTTCTAACTGCGTCTGACCAACAGTCGCCGCGTATTGGCCATAAAGCATGCCGAGCGCGTCAGCGAACAACAGGCTCTTGCCCGAACCTTCCATAATCGAATGCATCAACACAGCGGTGTCCATCTTGGCGCCCAAGTGCTGCAGCGGATACGCCAGCCAGCGAGTTAGCCAATCAGTTGCCGCTTCATCATGATTACAAAGAAATGAGATCAGCCAACGCAGGTTGGCACACGCTGCATCATCCCTGACTGGCTCAAGCGGCAACCCGTCAAAGGTGTTGATGTACACCGCAGGATCCTTCGTCATGGTCGGATCAAACACGATGTGTTCAACATCGACGGTGCGGCGCTCGCTGCTGTTCAGCCACAAAGGGTAAGTGTCACCCAGCGCCATCTTCACCGCGCCCTCGGCTATGCGCCGCTTCTTTTCGCGATCCCAAACGTCTTTGGTGCCATCGATGTAAACGTAGCGATCGGTTGGAGACATTCCGAATACACCGCCTTTCTTCCCAGCCATACGGCGCGCCTGCTCGATCTCGCGAACATGATCGTCAGAAATCAGCCTCTTTCCGGTGTCGTCCAACCAGGCTTTGGCCAGTGGCTTGCCCACACGAGCTTCGAAGGCGGACTTCTTCATTACCTTCGATTGGTCGCAATCCCACACGTGAGTGGTGCCCTCGACCAACGCGAAACGACGCAGAATGTGGTCCAACGTTATGACCTCCCCCGCCCCCCCGTCAGGAGCAGGAGCGGCCTCGCTGGACGGGCATGCTTCGCCGGAGATCGGCACGCTCAATTCACCGGATGGGGTGGGGGGAAGATCATTCGGATCTGGACGGGCGGCGTGTTGCATGCCCAACATTCGCGCAGCATCCTTCACAGCCTTCGACTGGTCGCCACCGTGCTCGAGTAAGCAGAACACTTCAAAGGCGTCGTTCTGATGCCCGTTCGCGAGAGGGTCAGCACCGTGGTGTGAATAAACCTTGTCCTCGCTGATCGTCACTCCTGGCAGACCGGTGCTGCTTTGAGGGTACAGCCACTTATTGCCTCGCTTGATGTATCCATGGGCACGAAGAAGCTCCGCAACATCGTGACAGCGGTTGAATTCATCAATTACCGAGGGCCGTTTGCCGCCACCGAGTGCAGGACGCTTTTGGGCTTTGACCGGGCGCTTTGGTGGCGCAACCGCCCATGGACACGCAGCTTCAGCATCTCGCTTAAAGAACTCCCAATTCTGCCAAATGGTAAGCAGTTCGTTGGTCAGCGTCGGCAACCCGTCAGTAGCACTTGGAGCAGTTTTCCAGATGTAAGGTTTGCCGGTACCGGGATGAATTGATGGTGGAAATACGTCTTGCACCAATCCCGCACGTAGTTCAAAGACCGTGAAGCGT